CGAGAAGATCGGCCAGTTGAATAACATCTTTGTTTTTTTTCAGGAACATTTTAGCGAAAAAATGTCGGAAGGCATGCGCGTGCATCTTCTTTAAATCAATGCCGCAATGTTTCCCCCATGCTTTCAAGTGCTGGGAAAAGCCACGCTGTGTGATCGGGCCGAATCTCCCTACCGCAAAAATCCCGGTCTTACCATATTCCTTAGCGTAAACCTTCGCTTCCTGCTGCAATTGCTTTTGGAAGAAAAAACGTCTGTACTTGTTACCTTTACCTTTCAATGTAACCTCACCACTAATTATATCCTCCCATGTAAATCGTTGAAATTCCGACAGACGGGCGCCCGTTGTACCCAATACCTTGATAAAAAAGTAGTAATCCTTATTGTTTTTTCCCTTGAGATATTCCAACAGCCGGTTATATTCCTCTTCGGTCGGCACATTGTTCACATCAAGCTTGCGCTTTATTTTAGGACGCTTCAGTTCTATAGGCTTCTTCAGCCATTTAGAAAATCTTTCGATTGCTGTAATCCGCAAACGGATGGTAGCAGGAGATAATTTTTCTTCTTCAAGACTTTTTATAAACCTCCTGCAATTATCCATGTTTACCTCATTGGCATACTCGAAATACTTCTTCATGGATGTGTAATATATATCAACTGTATGAGAAGAGTAATCATTGTTGTCAGTCAGCCATATAATGAAATCATGAAGTTGTTTCTTGTTCTTCTCAGAAATGACATCAAGTTTTTCCAAAGGTTTCACCGCCTTTTCCCTTTTTCCATATCCGATGTTGAGGAAGGATAATAGATCGCATATAGCTGAACACATTATGGAGTGACGCACCATGACATCTGCATTTTCACGCTTGTAGTTCAAATAACCACGGCGGTTCACTTCTTTGCTCATCTCTAAAAAATCCGTGACATGCTTGATATATTTCCCGACAGTATCATAAGTCCTGCCTGTTGTGTATATGTAAGAAATATAATCAGTTAATATCTTCTGCCTGTCATTATTCATAATCTTGTTTAATTAAATTATACCAATCATTGCTATCTTCAAAAAAACATCTGTATCCATTAGCCGTATGTTTGCCTCTCACTTTCCGACATATAGCACTGATCAAAGAAAGAGCCACGCCAATCATCTTACCAGCCATTTGTATCGAAGGGAATACTCCACATAATTTCTCATCCTTTATCAAAACAACGCTCTTTTTATTCATACCTGCTCCGGTCTTATGCCAAGCCCCACGTCCTTTAGACAGATTTTTTATACTTCTGGCTTTGGACCGTTTTGAATGATAAACCATTTTACGACCCTTGTTGTGAGAAACACAACCCTTTAAAAATCGTCCGGTAATAAAGTCTCTCTCAAATCGCTCAGGCGGTATATATAATTCACTCATATCTAAATTAATTATTAGTTAATTGGCAGTTTCATAAAACACATCCACATAGTCTTTCCATGTCTTCCAGTAGTATGGCCGAAGAGTGGTTGCCGATTGATGGCACTCAATACTTCCCTAACTGTTATCTGATCCTCATTCCATTTGAAAATCAGAACTCCGTAGTCATCCAGAACACGAAAGCATTCATCAATTCCCTTTTTTATCACCCTTGGCCAATCTTCAGGAAGTTTACCATACTTCTTGGCTAACCAACTATTTTTACCAACCTTTAGCAAATGGGGTGGATCAAACACTACCAGTTTAAAGGATTTATCCAAAAACGGCATATCGGTAAAGTCCGATACGATGTCTGGGTGGACTTTCAGATTCCGCCCATCACAAAGAATGTATTCTTCGTCCCTAATGTCAGCAAACAAAGCCAAAGGGTTTTTTTTGTCAAACCAAAACATCCTACTGCCACAACAGGCATCTAATATTATTTTTGTTTCACTCATTTCTATCTCGTTTTGAGTTATTTGAATAAGTTTTTCATGGACTTGTTTATCGCATCCAGTTTATCATCCATTGATGGATGAACATATAGATTCATAGTCGTAGATACATCTGAATGTCCTAAGATACGACTCGTTGTCTTCATATCGGCTTTAGATGCAATCATGCGTGTGGCGAATGAATGCCTTAGACCGTGGAACTTAATACACCTGTCCAATCCAACTTCATTCAAAACGAGATGCCTGTAATAGTTTCGGTAAACCCTTGGCTCACAAAACTTCTCATCTCCAGTAGTGACATAAAAACTATCATTATAGCAAGCCTTGAATTTTTTCAAGATACCGAGTAAATCACGGCCTATCGGAATATCACGGCGACTTTCTATAGTCTTGGGAGTAGATTCTATAACCTTGGTTTTTCGGGTGTCAATATCCATAATTCGTTCAATAGTATGAGTTACATGGATACATTTGTTATCAACATCTATATTCTCCCACCTCAGTCCGCAAATTTCACCAATTCTCATACCTGTACACAAGCCTATTAGAATGCCCAAGCGCTTAGGTTTCGGATAATCCACTATGTACGAGATTATTTTTTTTTGTTCAAATTCTGTATATACTTCAAGATCTTTAGTTGCTTCCATATTGGCAGTAGGAAACTGAACACGATATTTAATATATCTTACACCAAATCGTTCCATTGCATAATACAATAGCATCTTAAAAGAGATGAATATGTCTTTAGCTGTTTTCACAGATAACCCTTCTTCAATCAAAGACAGCATAAATCTCTGCATTTCGTCATTAGTAACATATTCCGGGTCTTTATCTCCATATATCGGAAGTATTTTTTGTGTGAACTGATAGACATAAGTGGAGCATGTACTTTCCTTTACTAACTTGCGCTTAACAGGAAGCCATTTATTGTATATCTCTTGAATCGTCATTGTATATTGCTTTTTATGATAAGTTTATGTTCAGGATCCTTTATAATATCACTAAACCCTAAAGTATCATCTTTACGGTTTAGAAGAATATACTTCATTTTTATGGATTTTCCCAAAACGTCGCCATGATAAACGTACCCCATAATCCCGCGAATTGATAAATTAAGGAGCAAAATAGGTATTGATCGTGCAGACAACTCCCAACATGTCACCATATTCTGCGATGGAAAGTGCTCCCAAGGAATCTTGTTGTGGCACCGCTGCCACCAATCAGCGATTATCATAGAACCATTTCCGGCTGTAGGCTCATGTATCGAACCAGCCTGGCTGGTTAATTTAGAACAAAGGATTCCAAGGGAGTTTGGTGTGAAATCCTGTTTCTTCTGCTTCCGCTCTGACAATTCATTCTCATACAAAGCCTGAAACCAATCATAAGACATATCGTAATCATTCATACGGATCAATTCGTTATAGATTTTATTGCGTAATTCTACAGAACCGTCAAGAATACGCATTACTGCATCAGGAAGATCTCTTAAATCTTCTATATGAAATATTTTAAATGCTTCTTCTTTTGTCATATTAATAATCAATTTCTGTTAACCATGCATTATCGTTCTCAAAATACACTCTATAGCCTCTCACCGTTTTATGACCTTTCTTTTTTAAACAAACATCACTTATGTGAGATGGAGTAATACATAATTTTGCACCAGCCTCATTGACAGAAGCATATACACCTATCAACTTCCTGTCTTTAATAACGACAACAGATTTCTTATTCATACCTGCACCAGTTTTATGATGCGCTCCACGACCTTTAGACAGATTTTTTATACTTCTGGCCTTGGAACGTTTTGAATGATAGGTCATTCTCTTCCCTTTATTATGTGGAGTACAACCTTTTAAAAACTGGCCATTAACAAGATTCCTCTCAGGCCGCTCAGGCGGTATATATAATTCACTCATATCTAATCAGTTTTGAACCATTTTCCTGATGTCAGGTAAATGGTAATTATTATCAATTAAATTCTAATTGCTCTATCAGTCAACTGTTAATCAACTTCCACTAACTCACCGTTTTCCAGTCTATACCATGTATCAGCCTTGACAACCTCACCATCAACTACTACAGCCTTCCAATCAACAATATCATACGTATCATCCCTTTCCTCAGCTATGACCAAAATTGCACCTATTCCGCCTTTTGCCTGAACATTTCTCCCTCTTGCTACTGACAAACCATTAGATCCTGTTGAAGCCTTCCCTCTTGCCGTGGCAGCACCATAATTACCAGCCGTGGCAACACCACTATAACCAGCCGTGGCAGCACCTCTATCACCAGCCGTGGCAACACCTCTATCACCAGCCGTGGCAACACCACTATTACCAGCCGTGGCAGCACCTCTATCACCAGCCGTGGCAGCA